TATATCTATTGAAGAAAGTCGTATGTTAATCAAGCCTGATAACTGGCAGTTCTTTACACAACCTAGTGGAATGATAGAAACAAAAGATGATGATGGTGCTGTTATTGGATATGAGCCAAATGACAAAGCAGAAAATAAAAAAAATATTTTAGAATCTTATTATCCTAATCTTGTTCAAGGTAAAACAAAGTCTTGGATAGATGTGTATGTAATGAATAGACTTGGTTCTATACAAGATGGTAAGCCAGTTTATAATATGTTTGTTGCAGATACTCATGTAGCAAAAGAAGAAATACCAGTTGCAGATGGTGTGCCACTATATATTGGACTGGACTTTGGTCTTACACCTGCTGCTGTTTTTGGTCAGAAGGTTCGTGGTCGTTGGATTATATTACAAGAACTTGTAGCATTTGATATGGGTATTGTAAGGTTTGCAGAACTACTAAGATCAGAAATAGCAACACGTTATGGTAATCTTGAGATAAATATTTATGGCGATCCATCAGGTGACTTTAGATCACAAACTGATGAAAGCACACCATTTCAAGTTTTAAGAGGTGCAGGGTTAATGGCTAGACCTACAGCTAGTAATGATGTGTCGTTAAGAATTGAGTCAGTTGCTACAGTTTTAAATAGAATGGTAGATGGTCAATCAGGGATTTTAATTGACTTTAGGTGCAAAGAACTGATAAAAGGATTTGAGGGGGGTTATCAATATCGAAGACTTCAAGTATCAGGAGAACGATATGAAGATAAACCTCTAAAGGATAGATACTCACATATCCATGATGCTATGCAGTATCTTATGTTGGGTGCAGGTGAGGGAAGGCAAGTCTTAGGTATGAATAAGAAGTTAGAAACATTTAATGCAAGAGTTGACTATGATGTATTTCAAAGAAAAGCAAAACCTGCAAGAAGACAAGGTTTATGGGCAAGAATGTAAAGGAGTAAATTATGTGTCTAGGTGGTAGAAGTCCAAGTCCTCCTCCTCCAACTAAAGAGGAAACAGAGGCTAAATTAGAAAGAGAAGCAGAAAAAGATGTAGCTACTGCTGAAAGAAAAGAAGCAAGACAAGATGTGCTTGAAGAAAATATTACAAGACAGAGAAGAGGTACTGGGAGAAGATCGCTTTTAAGAGGCTCAGGTGGTGGCATAGGTTTTTATAATGAGTATCAAGACTAATGCACGAAAAAACTGCTGATATAATGATTCAAAAATATGAGAAGGCTCTTGCTATAAGGCGAGAGTTTGAAGAACTCTATGATGAGATTTTTGAATATTGTTTACCACAAAGACAAGGTTTTAAAAATTATTCTGCAGGTCAAAGAAGAGATGATAAGATATTTGATGAAACAGCAGTTGTAGGAATACAAGAGTTTGCATCAAGACTTCAATCAGGACTAACTCCTAACTTTGCAAGATGGGCAGACTTTGTTACTGGTCAAGAAGTACCTGAAGAAGAAAGAGATGATATTAATAATGCACTAGATGAGGTGACAGACTATGTATTCGAAGTATTGCAAACATCAAATTTTGCCCAAGAAATACACGAGTGCTTTATCGACTTGGCTTTGGGTACTGCTGTACTTTGTGTCATGGAAGGTGATGCTGTTAACCCTATTCGTTTTCAATCTATACCTTTGCCTCATGTTGTTTTAGATACTGGACCTGATGGCATGGTAGATCATGTCTACAGAGAACGTATGATGAAGAATGAAGATATTATGATTGCATATCCTAATGCAGTCTTAACATCTAATATGTTAAATAGAATACAAAATAATCCTGAATCAAAAACTAAAATACTTGAAGTATCTTGCAAGTTATATGACAAGCCAAATGAAGAAAGATATTCTTATATGGTTATAGATGTAGCTGATAAACAAATGATTATGCAAGAAACTTATGAAGGTGTTGGCTCTAATCCGTTTATAGCTTTTAGATGGAGTAAAGCATCAGGAGAAGTTTATGGCAGAGGTCCTGCAGTAAATGCTTTAAGTGCAATCAAAACAACAAACTTAACTATAGAACTTGTATTAGAAAATGCACAGATGGCTATATCAGGTATCTATCAGATAGATGATGATGGTGTTATTAACGTAGATACAATAAATCTTTTGCCCGGAACTGTCATTCCTAAAGCACCTAATACACAAGGATTACAGCCAATTAGAACAGCAGGTTCATTTGATGTAGCTAATTTAGTTTTAAATGATATGAGAAATAATATTAAACGTGCATTGTATAATGATATGTTAGGTGATCCTAATAAAACACCTGCCTCTGCAACAGAGGTAGCAGAAAGAATGGCTGACTTATCAAGAAAGATTGGCTCTGCTTTTGGTAGGCTACAAGCAGAAATGGTACAACCAGTTTTACAAAGAATAGTTTATATTCTTAAAAAACAAGGTCGTATTGAAATGCCAACAGTTAATGGAAGAGAAGTAAAGATAAGAAGTGTATCTCCATTAGCACAAGCACAAAGCAATCAAGATATAGTTTCTTTAAATAGATTCTTACAAACAGTTGCAAATACTTTTGGTCCTGAGATATTAAACATACTCATCTCTTCAGAAGAAACTGCAATATATCTTGCTAAGAAGTTTGGTGTACCTGACAAACTAATTCGTGATGCTGATGAAAGGCAACAGTTAGTTGAGATGGCACAACAGATGCAACAACAAGGAGGATTACCACAAAATGCAACCGAAGCACTTGGGGGTTGATGGATTCCCACGATCAAAAGATTCAGACGAAATAATTTCTAAAAATGTATTGTCACTATTTAATACCCCTAATGGTATTGAAGTTTTGAAGTATTTAAAGTCTGTAACTATAGAAGCAGTATCAGGCAGTAATATTTCAGATGCCGAACTTAGGCACTTGGAAGGGCAACGATATATTGTTGCTCTAATTGTTAAACGAATAAATCATGCACAAAGGATAAAAAAATGAATGAAGAACAACAAGTAACACAAGAATCTGCTACTGAGCCTACATCAGATGTGATAAGTAATCCTCCCA